CTTGAATAGCCTCGCCCCAAGGCTCGGCGCCCTGAAGCATCGGCTTCCACGGGTGGGGAAGGCTTTCTGTTGTCGGCAGATTCAGCTTCCGCGCGATCCACACAAACGGCTGGCGTGAGATGTGGATGGGCAGGGTCATAAACCCGATGGCCAATGCGCTATCCAAAGCGCAGCGCCACAACGCCTCGCCGTCGATGAACTGAAGGAACGCCAGCACGGCAAAGCCCGCCGCGACTTGGGTGCCCCGATAGCCGGGATACGCCCAATCGGCGCGAGCGGACCCGAACCACCTACGCCAAGCCCCTCCCAGGAGAAACGCGAGAAAAGTCAAGCGATCTTCCTGACATGAACCGAGGCGTAGATTTCCGAGTCCCCCGTGTTCATGGCGGTGATCGCGCCCGCGTCGCCAGACGCCATGTAGATTTGCAGTTCAATGGCCTTGGCCCCGGCCAAGGTGAAGTACCCAAAAACATGCACATTGCCCGCGACGGCGGTGCCAAGCGCGCCGGTTTGCGGCCCCTGAACAATCGCGGCGGTGTCAGTGGCATTGTAGAGACGCGCGCGCCAAGTGCTGACGCCGGGGCCGGAGATGCCCTGAATAGACGCGCTGGCGTATACTTCGTAAGTGCCAGCCCCGAGTGTGATTTGATTCGAGGACAGCGAACCGATGCCGTCCGGGTCATAGACCTCCGTCGTCAAGGGGTAGGTTTGCCAACTCCCTGTCGAAAGGTTGGGGCCAGCCGTGCCGCTCGTCTGCTGGTTCTGGTAGAGGGCGATGCTGGGGGCGACGATTTGAACGCCGTCGTCATAGATAGCGGAAGCGTTGATTGTGTCCGCGCCCCGGTCCCCGCCCGTGGCGTTGGGGGTGTAGATGCCCGCGCCGATATATGCGCGTGAGGCTAGCGAACCGGCAATGACCGTCTGAACAGCAAGGCGCCCGTCTTCGCTCGTATCGGTGGTGTCAACGATCTCGCCGAAGACCTTTGCGTAGGTCGTTTCGTTTCCGGCGGCATCCTTGCCGTTGAAGGTGACGTAGCCAACGCCGTCGCTGGCGGCGGGCGATGCGCTGTTGTGGTAAAACTTAAGCGTCGGGCCGACCTGTCCCGCGTCCGTCGAGGTGATTGTCTGATCGGCGGTGAAGGTGTTGGACGAGGCGATCTTGGCGAGCGCATCAAGGCTTGTCGCGCCCGTGCCGCCGGCCTCTACGGGAAGCGGGAAGTTATTGGCGGGGCTGTGAAGGTCGAATTTCGGGCCGGTCGAGTTGTAAACCAGCGTATGAACCGAATTTGCCTCGATGTCGCCCGCAACCAGCGCCTGATCGTTGTGCTTCTTGATGTCAACGGCACCGACCCCGTTGATGTCGAGTGACGCCGCGCCAGTGTTCGCGTTGGTGAACTTGATTCTGAATGTCTGCCCGTTCGCGTAGGCAGTGAGAGTGGGGGACAGGGACGCCGTATAAGTATCGGTCCCCGAGGCCGTGGCAAAACAGACTGACCCATCCTGAACAACCGCAACCGGCGTCAGATCGGAGCGCGCGCTGACCGAAGTGGAAGCGTTCGTGAACCTGTTGCCGCCAAGATTCAGATTGCCCGTCGCCGCATTTTCGCCGTTCTTCGCGAGGCAGGCATTGATGCCCGTCGCAAACCCGTCGTCTTCCGTGTCCATGCGGGAGGCGAGAATCTTGATCCCCGAGTCACGGTCAGCCGTCCAGTCATGGACGCGCGTGAACGTCCCGCTACCCGACCAAGCCATCGGTCTTCTCCTTAACCTTTTCTTCGATGTGGCGAATAAGCGCGTCGCGCTTCATCAGGGCATCCGTGACCCCGTTAACGGTTTCAAACCCGCAAATCGGGGCCTCCCGGATGATCCGGAGGATCAGGTCTATGGTGCTTTTGGACATGTTTTTTCGCCCGCAACCGGCTATAATGGCGGGGTGAAGAGAGCGACGTTTCAGTTCCTGTGGCTCGGCAGCCTCTTTCTCGGGCTGCTGTTTCTCGTCATCGCCGCCGTGACGGCGCTGACCGTGGCCCTCGGCCTTCTCCGGGAGGCCGTGCCAGTCAGGATTCCCCTGTTCGGCACTGTCTCCGGCGGCGAGTGGATGACATTCGCCTTCGCCCTTCCCCTTGTGTTCGGGGCCTTTCTGGCAGGCGCGGCCCTGGTGTGGGTTCCCCTCAGAAACCTAGCGGTTCGGTATAGGACGAAGGCGGGCGAGCCTGTCGGCCAAGGCAAGGGGATCGGATTCCCGCTGGGCACCGGCAGCGGCGAGGGGCACCCCAATGGGCGGGCGCGGCGGAAGATTAGGGGTCAGGGCCAGCCCGGGCGTGGGGTTCCCGCGCAGCGCGCGGAGTGGCGCGGTTAGCGTCCCGCTCAGAACCCCCTCGATGGCCTTCACAGGCTCGCTGAGGTTGAGGTTCCGAAGGTTCCGGAAAGCCTCGTAAGCCGAGCCGGACGTATTCACGACCCCGGGCTGTCGGTATGTCGTGAACCGCGCAACGTCGGCCAAGCTCCGCAGCTCCTTCAGGTCTTCCGCCGTGAAAACCGTGCGCGCGAGTTCCTTGTTGTTCCTCAGGAAGGCCGAAAACTTCTGGTAGAGCGTCCCCGCGCCCTTTTCGGCAACCTTCGCCAGAACTTCCCGCTTGAATTCCCGCCACGCCTCCGATTTCTCGCCGAGAATCGTTTTGATCCTTTGGGCTGTGTCGGCGGCGCCCCTCTTCCCGACACCCCCGCCAAGCACCGCGTCTGCCGCCTCCGAGGGATTCAGGTCTAGCTTGTACTTTCCATCGGCCATTCTCTCGGCCTTGAGAATGGCGGCCATCGCCGGGTCGTCGTCAAATTTCGCGGCCATCTGCGCACGCTTGGTCCGCCCCGCTATGATGGAGCTGATCGCCTCGGGCGACCCCTTCACGAAGTCGTCCGGCCCCAATCCCTCTTCCCATGCCTTATAGGCGCGCCTGAGTTGTCCGGCGATGGCGCGGTCTCTTGCGTCCGCCGAACCGCCCAATTCGCTGATCTTCTGCCGGATGCGAAGCTCCACCGTTTCCAGCTTGACGGGAACCTTCCCCCCAGCCGTGGCGTCCTTGATTATTCCTGCAAGTTCATCCGCGATCTTGTGGGCATCAGCGACGTTCGTGCCCTCCTTGATCTTCTGAAACTCGCGAGAAAGGGGCGAGAGTTTATCCGGCATGAAAGAGGCTTCTTCGTCAAAGCCCCTCTTATAAAGCCTGCGGACGGTCGCCGCGTCCCGCTCGCGAAGCGTCTTCAACGTAGCCTGCGTGCGCGCGAACGCCTCCCCTTTGGGAGTCGCCACCGTTCCAAGCTGCTCGTCCATTTCGAGAGGCTTGCCGGTGATGCGCTCGCTGGACTTGGAAATCGCCTCGCGAAGCGCGGCGGGCTGCTCTTCGCCCTTCAGGGCCTGAAGACGGCGTTCGTTCGGCGACGTGATGAACCCGGGCGTTCCGCCTTTCTGGATGCGGGCCTCGAATGCCTGCATCTTCGGGTCTTGCCCGATGTCGCCGCGAGTAACCGGGATGTCGTGGGCGCGGGCCTGTGCGAGTCTAACGGCCTCCTGGGGGGTCGAGGCGCGAGGAAGAAGGACTTCCAATTCGCGAATGACCCGCATGGTGAGCTGGTCCGGGTCGATCCCGGCGCGCTCAAGGGTGACGCGGGCCTGTAGCGTCAGGGTTCCCGATTTCGTCGTGGCGCCGCGCGCGAAGACATTGCGGAGACTGTTATAAGCAGCCTCGCCCATTCTTCCGAAAGCCGCCCCCAGCGCGCCGGAGCCGAAAACCTCGCCCAGGTCCATTTCGTTGCGGGCGCCGCGCGCCATCGAAAGCCCCTGGCTCGCCGCCGTGTCGGCCGCCGTGGCGGCGCCCATGCCGATCATGCGGCGGGTCGCGGTCTTGCCGATCAGTGCCCCCGCGCCGGACGCCATGATGTGCGGGACGGAGTAGAGAAATTCCGCGAAATCCTGAGGGGAGGGGCCGACGCGGTTCAGCGAATATTCCTTGCCGTCAGGGAACCGAACTATCGTTTCCCGCCCGTCCTTACGAATGGTCGTGCCGGGGAACTCCTTCGCCAGCCACTGCGCCCGCGCTTCTTCGTTTGGCTCGACAAGAAATGTCAGCCCCGCGCGCATGGTGTCGGCTTGAGGGGCCGTGCCGATCTCCGGATAACGCTTCGACGCCCGGCCCTCTCCGGTGAAGAAGGACGCGAAGTCGTCAATCGTGCGCTTCATCGCGTCGGGCTGCGGCTCCGGAATGGGGGCGGGCGTGGGAATGGGGGTGGGGGATTCGGGTTCCAGCCGGAAGCCCGGCGGCAGCGCGGGAATCGTCGGCTGCTGGAGTTGATAGCCCGGGGGAAGCGGCGGGTCGGTCATTTCAGCGGCGTCCCGTCTTCATTGAACCACTGCTTGCCGTCCGTATAGACGTTTCGCGGTTTCCCATCGGGGCCGATAACCGTCCGCATCTGGCGGTTACCGGTCGGCGACGCGGCGGGAGGAGCGCCGGTCGGGGCGGCTTCCTCGGTCTTGGGCAGCCTCTTGAGGTAGAAGTCCGAAGGAATGCCCTTGCCCGTCTCGTAAGCCTTGTGCGCGTCGCGATACTCGACAACCCTCTTGGTGTGATAGTCGCGCATCATCTGAATGAGTTTCAGATTGCCCTCTGGAGTTTTCGAGAGCGATGGCTGCGAATCCATGATGATCTGCGCGTCGCGGTCGGTCGGGTTCGCGCCGAGGGCTTTTGCAATAGGCAGCATCATCTGCTTGGAAAGCGCATCCAGCGCCTCGGCGGTTGCCACCTGATCGGGGTTCATGCCGCCGGGGATTTTCACGCCCATCGCCTTTGCGTACTGGCCAATGGTCAGCGACGTGGGCGCAAGCTTCCCCGTCGCAACCTTGCTGAGAAGCGATTCCGCCTCCTTGAGTTGGCCAAGCGTTGACGCGGAGGCGCGGGCATCCTCGCGAAGCTTTTTCAGGAATTCGGCGTCGTCCTTGGCGCGCTGTTTCTGGAACTCGCTTTCGGCCATGTTCGTAATGTTCGTGCTTACGCGGGTCGCCCCGGCACGCTTGGCCGCCAGATAACGCGGGTCTTCCATTTCCTTCAGGCGCAGCTCGGACTTGCGCTTTTCCGCCTCCACATCCTGCGCCGTCTTGAATTGGGCCTCGGCCAGCTTCATCGAAAGCTGCGGCCCCATTGCGCGGAGATAGCGGTTGCCCCTTGCTAGTTCCGCAAACTTCGTCAGATCGCCGCCGGACTGCTTCCATACATCGGAAAAGGCTTGCGCCTGTCCTTCCCGTTCGTCCTTTTCTATCCATGTCCCAGCGCCATACTGAGCAAGACGCCCGGCCAATTCGAGCGGATGGCGGATGGGCTGCTGAGATAGCGACTGAGCGATCAGCATGCGGGCAAGCGGATCGCCGATTTGCGTCTGCCCAGTAATCGGATTCACATTGCCAAAGATCGCCATCACATCCCCCCCGGAGTCGCCCAGCCGAACGGAGTCGGGAAGCTATTCGTGTAAATGTCGGGCGGTCGAATGGCGTTCTGGTTGATGAACGATTGCATCTGCTGCTGGAACGGCGGCTGAGGTGCAGCGGCGGGCGCCTGCGGAGGCGGCGGCGCCTGACCACCCAAGGCGTTCGCCAACTGCTCCGGGGTCAGGGTGCGGGGAATCTGAAATCCCGGAGGCGCCGATTGATTCGGAACCGGCCCGAAGTTTCCCTGTGCAAGACGGTCGGCGATCGTTCCCGGCGGAATGACCGCCTCGCCGTTCTGCATGTAGATCGAATTGCCCTGAAAAGGAGGCATGACTAACCCCACTTCCTAATGCCAGCCCCAAGAGCTGCAGAGCCGAGGCCGAACAGTCCGCCCAAAAGGCCCTGTTGCCGCTGTTGCTGATTCTGGTAGTTCGCGAGCGCGCCTTGATACGCAAGATTCGCCGGGCCGACGACATCGACGGGCGAGGGGGCGAAGAATGCCTGGGCTTGAACCGGCTGAACCGGCTGAAGCCCCAGCATCGCCGCAAGCTCCCCGAGTTCTCCCGTGCGAAGGGCTTGGTTTTCGTTGATCGCCGCCGCCCGCTGCGTGTTCTGGAGATTCACGTCGGCGAGTTGGTCTCCAAGTTGCGCCTGTCTTCCAGTGAGAGCTTGACCGAAGAGGCGAGACTGCTCCGCCCTGCCGGCCCCAACCGCGTCCATCGCAAGACGGGACAGAGTGTCGTCACGCTCCCTTTGGAAATTCCCCATTTCCGTTCCGTAGGCTTCCGAGCCGATGGGAAGGCCCGCGTTCACAAGCCGCGTGTCCAATCTGCGCTGCGATTGCTCGAATTGCGGGTTGAGCAAACCCAAAGCACGGTCGAACGTCGCTTGCTCGACCCGCTTCGCGTCCTCGGAGAAATCGGCCGAAGAAGGAACGGGATTCACCCCGGAGAAGTCGAGATTGAACCGCCGCTCGGGGAACTGCGTCGTGTCGATGGGCGAAAGCGGAAGATTCTGAATCCTCGGAGCCGCCGAAGTCTGCGCCGTCAGCGCAAGGTCTTCCATCCCCATTCTGTACCGCTGCTGGAACGGGGATTCCGTGATCTGCGAAGCGGCGCCGCCCGTGCCGGGCACGAACTGGCCGTTACTGCCGACGCTGCCAAACTGAAGCGTGCCCTGGGGCGTGTACTGCGTGATGCGATTGGCCTGCGCCTGCTGCTGCGCAAGCTGTCCCGCGTCAGGCGGCGGCGGTGGCGCGCTTCTGCTCTTTCCCATGCCTCTCTCCGAACCGGCCCGTTTCGAACTCTGTTTTCAGAAGGCCGTAAATCATCATGTCCTTGCCGTTGGGTGCGGCGTTTCTCAGCTTCCCCTCAAGACGGAAGCCGATCCCGTACACGAGTTTTCTTGAACGGCGATTCGTCTTCGCAATCGTCGCGGTAACCCGGTTGCATCCAAGCTGCTTGAACGGATAGGCGAGGAAAAATCGGATGGCTTCCCTCGTCGCCCACCTCGGCGTTTCCGCCGCAAAGTGAATCATGATGTTCCCGCCCGCAGCGGTCTTCATGTAGTCGGTAAAGACGGCGACGGCGGCGAGTTTGTCGTCACGAAAAACCCCCAGCGCCTGAGCGTCGGGGGGGAACGTGTTGCCGATTCTTTTGGCGGCCCAAGCACTGAGATATTGGCTGTACTTGGGGTTGGCGATGACCTTCATAGATTCCCGCCGGGCTTCACCAGATAGTCTGTCCTGAACCAGCGGATCGCCTGCCCCTTGGAGGCAACCCGCATCCTCATTGACACGGCGTGGCCGCTGCCCGATGCGCCGTGCCAGCCGTCCCGTATCGTCGCTTCGGGACTCCACTCGGCCACATCCCATTCCGACGTATCCCAGGGCGATCCCTCGGATGCCGATGACGTTTCCTGAGGGGGCGCGATGTCCTTGAAGTCGAACTGCGTCCCGAGGGAAAGATTCAGCGTGCCGTCCGCCGACATGATCGGGCGGACCGCCGTAATCACCTTGTCCTGAAGCGACCGGAAATTGTTCCAGGCCGTCTGCCCCTCGGCCTCGATAACCTCTCCGTCATCGTCATAGTTGACATCGGCGCGATAGACTTTCCCATCGCCGCCGCCGTAATAGAGATTGTCGTTGAACACGCACCAGCATCGGGCGTTCATTCCCGTGAACCGGCACCATGCCCCCGTAAGCGTGTTCAGGACGTGCTGATGATATTCGGACGATGCCTGCACCGGCACGTTGACGATCAGCATGTTCCCCTTCGGGTAGTGGACGACTTGCCACCCGAAGTTAGAAGCATAAGCATCCGCCGCTGCCTTAGCGGCACCCGCGATCTTGGTTTCGTCCGCGCCCGTTCGGTCTCTCTTGAAGACACGGGCGAATGCAAGGTAGTCCTCTTTCGTCGCGCAGATGATGTCCCCCGCGAGCTTCTGCGCGCACCTGATCCCAAGAAGAGGAGCGATCCGATAAATTCCCACAAGCGCCCAAGCATTGGCATCTCCGGGGTCGGTCCCCTGATAAACGATGGCTTCTCCCGACGACATGAAGAATACGGCCAGATCGTCAACGCCGTCGCCCGCATCCAGGGTCCACGTCTGCATGGCGACAAGGTTGCCGCCGAACGTCCCGACGCGGGACAGCGGGAACTTGGTCAGCGTCCCCGTCACGGAATCTATGGCCGCGTACCAGTAATCCTGCGTGGACGAATCCCACATGAAGATGCGGTTCTTGAAGACGTGGATTCCGTCCAGTGTGGAAACCGTCAGCCCCGATCCCGACCACGAGGGCGTGGTAACCGACGACCCATTCCACATGATCGGATCGTCAGTGCCGTTCACGGCATGAAGCTGGCCGTTGAAATTCACCCACTGCCAGCGGTTGCTGCCGTAGCCCGAATCTATGGAGGTCGCGGCGCCCGAAGAGGTGGCGTTGTAGATGGCGCCGCCGCCCGCCGCCAGAAGCTGTCGCGTCCCGCCCGCATGGTATTCCATGAGGGTTTCCACATCGCCGGCGCCGACTCCGGAAGCGTGCTCTTCCGATCCCTTCCTGAGATCGACCGAGCCGGTTGTCGGGAAGAAATTGTCGAGCGTAACCGCGTCCTGCGGGTCCATCGCGTCGAGCGCGTCGCGCGTGTTCCACCCGCCAACGGGGGCGGGCGCGCTTCGGATGGTCGCCTTGGGCGCGGCGCGGTATTTCGCCATCCGCTGCTGAGCGACGTTAAGCATTGCCGAAATTGCCATCGGGGAGATTCGGAATGTCGCTCATTCTCGTCCCGGACATGTCCAGAACGCGGGCCGGCATGTCCTGCCCGATAGCGCGGACAACCCTCATATCGTATTCCTGTTTCTCTTCCGCGTATGGCTGCCCGAGAGAATTCAGAAGGCGATAGGTAAGCCCCAGCTCGATCAATTCCGGTTCGAGGCGCGGAACATCGTCGTCCGCCGCCCAATCGGCCTGCCCGTCGCCGCCGGAATCTTCGCAGAAGTACTTCGACACGTATTCCAGAACGAGGCTGTCAGCCGTGGTGGGCGTGGGGTCGATAAAGATACGCCGCGCAGACGACGACGCATCCCACTTGACCCTGAACCGCCTGCGATTGGTGGCCGTGGCGACGATAGACCGCTTGGCCCACTGCCATTCGGACGGCGTGAGGCTGCCGCGCATCTGCCAATAATTCGTGGCATCCCATGCCGTGTCGTCTATGTACCTGTCGAAATCGCCCGGCAGGGCATAAGAAGCGGTGCCGTTGGCGGTCGTGATGGAATGCTCCCTTACGAGAGCGGACCATGTGTGCCGCCTTACGAGGTCTTGACAGGTACGGCGGATGTGGATGAGACACCGCCGCGCGGTTTCGTTGGTGGAGCCGATGATCGTTGACGGACGCTGGATCGCTATCGCGTCGCAGACGTTCTGGCACATTGAAAGCAGCGTCATCCGCCGATCCTCTTAAGCTGCCTCAAATGCGCTCGGTATTCCGCGAAGTACCCGCCCGCGAGCCACGCGGCCTTAACAGCCTTGTCAAGTCGATCCCGAGCGTGATTTGCGACGATCCGGGCGATTTGCAGGCGAACCGCAACACGGAATCTCTGCACAATGTCCGCCTGCGTCGGCCCGTGTCTGTGCTCCGCGTAACGCGAGAGGTCTTTCTTTTCATAGATTGCCCGCTTCTCCCGATACGCATCCCAAAACAGGGCGAGATACGGGGGCATCACGACGCCTTGGGCGGCATTCTCAGGGTCTGTCGTTCCTTGGCCTGCGCCCGCGACGCGGGTTCGCGGTCTGTCGGCGGACGAAGGGCGGGTTCGTCAGGCTCGGCGCCTTCGGGCTTGCGCAGCTGGGCTTTCAGCTGGTCAATTTGCGATTGGAGCCCCTCGATGGTCAGTTTGGCCTGTTGGAGTTCGCCGCGAAGCTCCTGCTCTCTCTCGGGGGCGGGCTTGAGATAGGCCGTTACCAGCTTCTGCATCTCTCGCGCGCCCATGCCGATCTTTTCAAGCACGGAGTCGGAGGCGTCGCGGATTTCCTCAAGGCACATGATGTTGAGCGCCTTCAGCATCGCCACCTGAGCGGGGCGCAGATAGCTCCAGGTTTCCAGTGGCGTTCCCCGCGCGGGCATTTCGGTGCCGCGCTTGAAGGCGGCGTATTGCTGCGGCCATCGCCGCCTGTGCTCGTCCCTCACTTCGTGGACGGGGATGCTCTTGGTCTGGCCGGGCGTGACAATCTCGACCATTTCCACGTCTTTATAGACCGGCGTCCCCCGCCTCTCGCTCTCCAGCTTCAGAAGGCGCTTGTCCCAATAGAACCTCGGACGACACGGGTCCGAGGTGTCCTGCGCGATTCTGTTCCAGTGTTCGATCTCCGACATTGCTACGTCGGCCATTCACAATCTCCTTGAGTTGAGCGCGCCACATCGCCGGGAGCAGTCCGTTCCCGACAACATGAATATGCACGCCGATACTGTGGTACTTCTTCCAGTGCTCCACAAACGTCTGCGCCTGCACAACGAGAGCGCCGGTGCTGCGGAATCTCTCGCCCTGAAAGTAGAAGTCGTAAATCTTCGACTTGCTTTCCGGGTTGGAATAGGCGTGGTCCCTGTCTTCCGGGCCGAAACTCGAATCCATCCCGTAAATGCGGATTTTCTTGTATCCGCTCGTGAACAGGACATGGATCGCGTTCAGCCCGACCGTCAGCCCCCCGGCCATGATCGTGCAGCCCGGGTCAAGCTTCCCGATGTGTTTCATCTGGTCCGCGTCGAGAGGCGCGTGCCAGAGAATGACGATGTTGTTTTCCGCGAGTCTTTCCACCAGAGAGGGGTGGGTCTGAGACGCGCAGTAGTAGATGCAGTTTTCCTGCGGCTGTCGGATGAAGGCGTTCACCTTCTCCGTCGCGTCCATAAGGACTGCGGCGTGAGGCTTAATTCCCCTTTCAATCAGCCAATCGTGTGCGCCGTTGCAGGCGAACACATCCCAACCGTCCAGTTTGTGCCGGAGAATGTCGCTTTCGTGGCTCGCGATGGACGGCCCGCCACAAACGAGCAGGGCGCGCCCGACCTTGAGAGTCGGAAGCCCCCTGCTCAGGTTCGCGGTGATGTTGTCAAGAAGAAATTGACGAGGCGTGTTCAGGTCAACTTGGATGTTGGGCTTGAACAGCCTCGTCATTCTTACGACTCACGCAGATGCGGCCAGCTGGCCTTGCACTCGACGGCAGCCGTGGCCGCGCCGTTGGCGGCCACCATGACAATGCCATCCACTTTCTCGGCATTGGCAGCCGTCGCGTCGTCAAGGACGCCCGCCGAGGCGGTGGTCCACAACTGAGCGTCAGCGGCGCAGGACGCCTTCACGCGGCATTTGATGTTTGAGCCGCGAAGCGCGACCCAACCATACTGGCCGCTGGAGAAGGCGACCTGAGCAAAGCCGAGGCGGTCGGCGTCGTTCGCGGTCGTGAGGGTAAGACCGGTGGCAACGAAGTCCTCCGTGATGCCGACGCAATCGCCCAGAACGAGCGCCGCACCGGCCTGCACGTAAACCCACTCCGTGCCGTCCGATCCCTGACAGATCGTGCCAAGGGCGAACTGCGCGGTGTCGGTCGGAGTGTCGAACTTCACGCCAGCCATCGGGGTAATGGGGAAATGGGTGTTGCTCATCTCCACTACTCCTTCAGAACGCCCTGACGGGCGCGGTTGCTGACCGTCATGTTGCCCATGAAGATCAGGGGGCGAACCATCGCGTCCTGATTGAACGAATCCCGCTCCGTCAGCGGCTCGAAATTCGCATCTTCATGGACGCGCCAGTGGATGTAGTCCGTGTTGAGGAAGTACATCCGCTGGCTCGCGATGGTGGAGTCGTAGAAGACTTCCGCCGAACCGCCCGGACCGTAGAAGGTGAGCGTCTGGAAACCAGCCGCGCCCCTCTTGGTCTCGGTGATGCGCTGGATCGCCGTGAGCGACTGCCAGAATTCGTTGAAGTACTCCGACCCGGCAACGATCATGTCGGGGTAGTCCCCGTTACGAACGCATTCGAGCCAGAGAGACTTCATGCCCTTCTGGAAGTTACCCGCAGACGACGCTGCGCCGATGTCGGACGTGAAGTCCACCACCTGGTTGCGCCAGAACGAGTACGTTGCGGCGGCAATACCGCCGACCGTGCCCGAACCGGTGTCGGCCACCAGAAGCTGAAGGCCGCCAACCTGTTTCGACCCCGAGCCCGCACCGTCCGACGCGATGCCGGTAGCGATGTTGTTCATCATCGTCTTTTCGGCGTTCGCGATGCGCGACTTGGCAAGCCGGATCGATGCGTGCTTCCCGGCGTTCATGCGCATCTCCTTGCCGGAAATGGACACGACCACCGCAGCCTGCTTCCAGTCGAATTCCGCCGCCGTGAACACGTCGGACGCGCTCACGTCGAGGACTTCGTAGCCGTCGTAGTACTTGAAGGTCGAGTTTTCCTGGTACTCCAGTTCCTCGACAAGCGTGCGGCCCCCGCTCTCAAGCTCCGTGTTGCCCTTCTCCTTCAGCTTGTAGAGAAGGGGAATGTGGTTGAGAACGTTGTCCGCCAGCTTCCCACGCCGATTGCGCAGCGTGGTCGTAATGAGTTCGCTCAAACCGGGCGAAGCCATTGCTGGTTACTCCTGATTGGGGTTGCTAGGCGGCACCCGCCAGCTCGTCCCAAGCGGCAGCAACATCGTCCCTGATCTTGCCCTTCTGTTTGGCGGGCTTCCCTTGAGGCGCGGTGGAAACCACGCGCGTCTCCTGGGCTTTCTTCGCCTTTTCCAGATGGGCCTTGCGCTCCTGCTCCTTTCTCGCCGCCTCTTCCTTGGCGGCTTTCTCGCGGACCGTCTTCGATATTTCGGGATGGACGCGGATTGCATTCTCGTATGCCTGCTCAAGGGTCATCGGCTGACCCATTTGAGCAGCCACGCGAAGCTCCGTAATCATCCTGTCGCGGACGGCAGAGAAATAGGGATACTTGAGCGCGCCGTTAGCGTCCTTCGACTCGGCAAAGGCGCGTATGGCGTTGTCAACGGCGGTCTGCTGCTGGATTTGCTGGCTTTGGAGAAGCTGTTGCAGCGTGCTTTCAAGCTTGCTGTAACGCTGGTCCAAGGTGCCGAAGGTTTTTTCGGCCATCGGATCGAGCCAGCCGCCCGCGTCGTCCTGCTGCTGAGGACCGCCAAGCGCGCTCAAATCGACGCCGTAGGATTTCGCAAGCCACTTGATTCCCTCGATGGGGTTCTGAGTGAGCGTCTGATGCGCCGCGGCCCACCTGCGGATCGCGTCAACGCGGCTCATCCCGTTCATCGAGAGGAATTGATCGAGGGGCGCGAAAATCTGGTCATACGCCTTCGCCTCTTCGCGAAGGCGGGAAACGGACGATACATCGCCGTACTGTTTCTCAAACCCGGAGCGCAGTTCCAAATACTGCGGCTTCAACGGGTCGGGGAGGGCGCCGTATCGGTCCTTCTCCAGTTGATCCCAAGTATCGGGTGGAGGGGGGACGGTGAGGGGGCCGCCCCCCTCCGGCGGCTGGCCCGTTTTAGTGGGGGCCGCTTTCGTGAATTTCCCATCGGGTCCGCGAGGGCGTTCAGACGTTTCGGGCGCCTCTTCGGCGCCCTCGTCTTCCTCTCGCTCGTCTTCGGCTTCCTCCGGCTCTCCCGGCTTGGCCCCAATCTCTTCGGCGGCCTCAAGCAAATCCTTGTCGAGAGAGTCATCGTCGTCAGTCATGTTTCCACTGCTCCGGGTATTTTCCTGGTAGGTCATTCACGCCCTTGCCCGCTTCGCATTGATCGTAGGCATCGGCAAGGTCGCGCTCGATTTGCCGCTCGTCGGGTTCCGCCGATTTCGGCTTTATCCGCTCGTTGCCGACGATCTCGTATCCTCTCGCCCTGGTCTCGGCGTAATACCGGGACTTGGACGTGTAGATTTTTCCGTCCGCCATGGACTGGAACGGCTCGATTTCGTCCGTAATCACCATAGGGCAGGGGAGGGGACTGCGTTGCTTGGGCTCACGGACGACTTCATGCGGCCTGACCGGCTTTTTCTGCACGCGGCACCAAATCCACCGCTCGCCCTTCATGGCGCGCGCCCGTTGGTGACGTACACGCGCTCAAGAACGCCGCGACGAAGCTGCCAGACGCCGCCATCGCGGTCTTTCACCGTGTCGCCTTCCTGAAAGATTCCGTATTCGGCTTCATGGGCGCGGATGGCTTTCCGAAGGTCTTGTTCAAGCTCTTCGTCTGTCATTGCAGCATCGCCACAATTTGCATGATTTCGGATTCTTCCTGCTCGTCTATCGCGCGCCTTAGTCTCTGCGCCGCTTCTCTGTATTGCTTCAGCGCCTCGGCCTTCGCTTGCGTCCTGAGTGCGCGCGCTTCTTTCAGGGCCTCGGCTATCGCTTGTAGGGCCGGGGCTTGAGGCAGATAGGTTTGCGTCGCCTCAACTTCGCGGGCGACTTCCTCGATTTCCTCTGCGGCTGTCTCGATTTCTTCCGGCGTGTCATCTTCGTCCAGATGAAGCAGCTTCCTGAGCTGTTCTTCCGTGATGAAGTCGAGTTCTTCTTCTCTTTTCCCGCCGCCGTCGTGGGTGTCCGTTTCATCGGCGACAAGGGGAGAGACAACTTGCCCCTCAGCCGTCACCATGATGGACGGCAGGCTGATGTCAGATTCGCCCGTTACCGCGTTGTCTTCCGCGTGCGTGCCGCTGGCCGAGACCGTTATGGCCGGGAGCGTCACGTCTACGGTGGCGGTAAAT